GCCTTGCGCATCTCGTACACGTAGAGCGCCCAGCACTTCTCGCAGAACTGCACATCCCCACAGAACCGCGTCGGCGTGCCAAGACACCAGCTACAGACAAGATTGAACATTCCGCAGATCATTTCGCCTCAGGTTCCTCTTGTAACGCCGGGTCCATTGGTTCGCCATCTTCCCACTTGAACTGATTGAGCGGGAAATGAGCGTGACAGTTCACGCACATGGTTCCTGAGTAGAAGTTCGGATCGCGCGCGTATGTCTCGGCTAGCGCGAGTCCCATCGTAGTAATCGAGCCGCAAGTCAGATGCCGGTATGATCGCCTAACAGGCTTGACGAATCCTTTGGCTCTCTCTTGCGGACAGAGCACAACATAGTCTTTCTGCATTCCGGTTGCGGGGTCAATTTCCCGGTGCTCAGGCGTCTCAGGTTTCCCGCTCAACATGCAGCGTTTTGAGCGGTCCACGGGAGGAATACACTTGCAAGCCTCACGCGGTTCCCCGCAATCAGGACACCAGTTGTCATCGGAGGTCAGTTCCTTGTCTTCCATCACGACTCCTTTACTCTGGTCAGGGTTAGCACTTTGTCGTCATCAGAAAGGCTCATTGCTAGTGTGCCTTTCTGAGCAGCGGCGAACATATCTGCTACCGCAACGGTGAGACTTCCGCCAGCATCATCAATCAGTTTGGCAATGGAGGCGTTTACCATGATCCGACATTCTTCCTCGGACCATAGCCGCCGCGAATAGTTGGTGAAAGTGGTCTTGAAGTCCCCACGCTCGACAGCCGCATCCGCCGCTTTCGACATGAGCAAGTTGGCCAAGTTGCGCGCCTGCTCCACCGAAAAGACGATATGACCGACGCCGTTTTCGTCAGGCTGCAAATCGGGATGGTTGACTACCACTTCACCGTTACCGTTAGTGTCGACTTCCAAAACTCCGCTCATATCCCTCACTTCCCCTCACACCACTTTTGATGCCCGCTCAGCAAACCTCAGGTTGGACAGCTTTCGGGCTTGTCCAAAGCGACCCCCTCCGCCTCCACTCCGCCTTGCGCATCTCGTACACGTAGAGCGCCCAGCACTTCTCGCAGAACTGCACATCCCCACAGAACCGCGTCGGCGTGCCAAGACACCAGCTACAGACAAGATTGGACATTGCGCAGATCATTTCAATCCTCGCCTCTGCGGTCCCCATCCCACTAGTAAGGTCTTGCGGGGACCGCTTTGGCTTTTGCTCTTCATTTATAGAAAATCTCAAATGTCCAGGTCTTCCCCGCCATCTTCATCGCCTGCTGCCAGAAGTTTTCTCCGCTCGACTTCACGATCAAGCGAATATGCGTTGACCGGGGCGGAATCGATACTCTCAGCCATCCGTTTCGCAGTCTCTTCATCGACTGGAGTGATGCCGTAGATAGCCTTGACGTTGTAATACTTTGTGAGCGGATCGCGGTCTTTGACTGCTGGCACATCGACGCGAATCAGAGAACCGCCTCCGATTTCAGCTTCGGTCACTTTTCCTGCTATCCGATTGTGGCCGAACAGTTCGACCAGCGCCCACATTTCTTTCGTCTCTTGCTCACTCATTTTACTTCGCTCCTCATTTCGCCTTACACCACTTTTGATGCCCGCTCGGGCGGTTTACACATCAAACACTTGCATCCGGCGGCGTGAGCGGGTCTACCCGCGGATTGCCGCTGACTACCAAGGTCGTCCAATTTTCCCGACTCACTCCCTTTTCCACTGTCGGCCTGACGAGCCACCCTAGGAACTCGCTCTCGGCCTCCGTCTCCGCTTCTACCGACACCCCGCCGCCCGGACCCGCCAGTATTCGTGCCTTCATTTTCTTCACCCTCATTAGCCTGCGCCTTGCCGCGCTTGAACTGGTACCAGCACCGGCAGCACTTCACAGGATCAGGATTGCGCTGCCCGTTTGCCGATCCGCACTTCGGACATATCACCATCACCACCACCATAATCCACCACCACCACCATGTCAAGCCCTTTTTCGCTTTTCTCGGGTTGGGCCGGAAAAGTAGTCCCAGCCATCACGCCCGCCCGCATCGGGACAACTAATCCGGCCGGCCCGCCGCGCCTGGTCGCCAGAATCGCCGATCACCCTACCCGCCGATTCACCTCCGATCACCCGCCGATTGAACGCCTTACGACGATTTCCGGTCAGTCTCGTGGACCTTACATATTGAACACGGGGGACGAGGGAGGGGGACCGGGATAACTTCACATCACCGGGCAGATTGGTAGGCGATACAGGCGGCATTGCCGTATTACAAAAGTTTTGCCGCTAGTTGACGGTTTTAGTTGACAATGACGGTAAAAGTGGTAGGGTGGATATAACAGATGGGGGTCAACCAGACCCATGGAGAATCGCATGTCAAGATCGTGGACTTGGATCGAAGAGGATAGTGAGCGGTCTGAAGAAGAAATGGACCGCTTGACGCCGCGCCTTAACGCTCTCGCTGAAGAGTGGAGCGCCATCACACAAGAGATTGAAAACGAGTCGTTTAGTAGACAGGCTGACCGTGAGGATGGATACGATTATGAGCCTGATTGCGACTCGGAAGATTGTTCGTGGCGCCGCCCATGCGCGGAATGCCGGGAAGCGCTTCAGGTCGCCCAGCAGCGCCACGAAGCCAAAGAAGTAAAACTCGAAATCATCGAAGAGATATTGGCCCGTCACGGCGCGCGCATGATGCGCCCCTATGAGCACTGGAACGAGGATGAGCGCTACATGGAGCACATGGAGACTCGCTACGACTCGTGCTACTAACCTTCGCCGCGCCGTCTCCACGGTAAGCGGAGCGTCCAGCGTGGTAGCTGGTGCCGGTACGTAACCCGGCGGAAAAAGGAGCACATGACCGAGAAACGCGACTACACCGTGCCGCAAGTTGCAAAGGAGTTTTCCTGCTCACCTGGCACGGTCAAGAACTGGATCAAAAAGGGCAGGATCAAGGCTTATCGGCTTGGCGGGGAAAAGGGACGTGACTATCGAATCCCGTGGGCTGAAGTCGAGCGCATCCGAAGCGAATGGACTTACTCACCGGAAACAGAAACGGCACTATGAGCGGTAAAACGAGGGATTAGCATGATTATTCAAATCATCGCGTGCGGCGTTCAGATACTCACCCTGTCGCTCTGCAATGCCTACTGGAGCCAGAAGAGGCACATCTGGGAACCCGCACCTGAACCCGATCCGTCGTGCTGCTACGACGCATCTTGGAGACGACCATGAGCAAAAGGAGCAGATATGATTGGCTTTAAGCAGGGAGAGCGCGTCCGAATAGTGGCGCATGGTTCGCGTCCTGAACTGAATGGAGTAACAGGGAGGGTCGTGCGTCCGCTTATCAGAAGCCCGCACAAGGCGTGGATTAAAGCCGACGCCGATTTACCGGAGAATTGCAGGAGTTTTCCTGATCCTGCCGATGAACGCTTCCGCCATACATGCGTTTACGACGATGAATGTGAGGCGCTATGACGGCCGAACAGGAAGCCGAAGAGTTGGGGTACTTTGCGGCCGTTTGCGACGTGGAATCGTGCTACCGCGACATCACCGACCGCGAACGCGAAGAATTGGAAATCAGAGCTGTGCGCTATCGTAATCTACAGCTTGCCACGCTCGCGGAAATCGAAGCAGTGAAAGAAGTTGTCTACGCAATACATGGGGTGGGGATATGACAAAATGCACGCACACATCGGATTGGTGGAAGAATCAGCTCGCCTGTATTTGCTGTGGAGCACTTTACAGCGATGAGGAAGCCGAAGAAATCGCCAACGAATCCACACGAACCTTCACTGCAAAGCAGGAGCGGATTATTGCCATGCTCCAGGCGGAAAGCGACGAACCATGAAAATCGAGATCACAGGCAGCTACGACAAAGAGCAGGAGTGCGCCGGCGATGACTCATATCACCCCTACGTCATTCCGCACGCTGATCCATTCCACGACTTTACAATTTGGGCGGTCATTGGGGCCATCGTGTGCTTAGTTCTGATGCTGCTCGCGCCCTTCTTCCGACCATAACCGACGAAAGGAAAACCCGATGGCTGTTGAATTTGAAGTCAAAGGCACCCGCACATCCGAATACCTATTCCTGCCCGAGCAGTTGGACGTAGACCCCGCGATGAACGGAAGGCATGACCTTCCCGACATCGGCTGGATTGTCGATTCCATTCTGCGCCACGGCCAGTTACAACCTGTCACGATCCGCCGCACAGCCGGTAAGCCTGTTCTGGTCGCCGGGTTCTCGCGCTGGCGGGCCATCAGCAAGATCAACAAAGACAAGCTCACCGAAAAGCCGCTCTCTCTGCGCTGCTCCTACACCCAGTTGACCGAGAAGCAAGCCTTCCTCGCCAACATCGAAGAGAACCGGGTCAGGAACGCGACGACGCCGATGGATGACGCCTACAACCTGCAGCGTCTCGTCAATGTGTACCAGATGACCGAGCAGGAGTGCGCGGACGCCTATCGTGCATCAGTCTCTTGGGTGAAGAGCAGGCTGACCCTTATCGAGGCCACGCCGGAAGTCGAGAAGCAGATCCGCAAAGGCACCATCAAGGGACCGGCCGCGAAGGCTGTCGCCAAGCTCTCAAAGGAGCACCAGAAGAAGTTGGCGGAGGTTGCCGAAAAGACGGGCAAGGTCACCAAGGCAGACATTGAACGCGAGACAGGCAAACCAACGAAACCATCGAAAGAAGCGAGTAGCTTGGCCACACTTGCCTGCGACCTAGCCCGCCACGTGATCCACGACGACTTGATTTTTGAGAAGCTGGAAGCACTGGCCGATAAGGTGCTTGCCGCTGCCGGTCAGACACTTTAGTTCCGCAACACCCCCTCGCTCCAACGTCTGCAAGACAAACTCCCACCAAAACCAAACCCCCGGTTCCTGTGAAGGAGTCCGGGGGTTTCCACTTAGAGCATTGCACTCTTGGAGTCCAGGCCACGAGAGCACTTGTAGATTACCAAAACCCGTGCTACTCTGCAAGAGTCCAGGGTCACATGAGGGTAAATTCTCTGACAATTCGCGCGTCAAAGACTCCGCATTCGTGCGCCTGGGCCGTGCCCGTTGTGGTCTGCCGTCCGGCGGGGGAGCGACATGCTCAGGATGCAGCTTGGTTCAAGGCGCTCATAGGCAGCTTCGAGGATTCGGTGGACTTCCGGCGACGGTGAACTGTCGTCAGGGTTTGAGTCTGCTCGAATCGGCAGGCTCCAGAACACGGCCAAACATGAGGGGCCCGGTTCACCAAATCACTCCCAGTGAACGTCCCCTGATCCCTCTAGGGGAACGTGCGTCTGACCCGCTTTTAATCTGGAAACGTCACACGGAGCTATTCAGGGCCGCAATCACGTCCAATATCGGCTGCCCCGTCTGAATCATCTTGTAGGTGAACCTGAGTAGTAACCAGCCCTGCATCTGGAGCGCGTTGTACTTGTCCATGTCGCGGGCGAACCTGCCCTTGATGCGATGCACGCTCGATTCGACCTCGACAGCCAGCTTTCTATCGGGCCACGCAAAGTCGATCCTCCAGCGCCGCGCCTGATCGAAGCGAAATTCACGCTCCGGCGTCAGCTTGTTCACCTGGCAGTGGAAGGCGAATAGGCGCTCGCCGCGTGACTCGCGCTTCATGGTTCCTCCGGTTCTGCCTCGAAGTAGTTCTTATCGCCCCGGCGCGGTTTGCGGTCTTTGAAGCACATGAACAGGCAGGTTTTGACGTGACGCCACGTGTGGCCGTGGTAAGAGATCGCCTCGATAGGCTCTCCGCAATACTTGCACTTCCGTTCCTTGCTCATGCTTCCTCCCTCATCGCCTGCACGCCTAAAATGCCCCCAGACCGACCAGAATTTCCCTCAGACGAACAGTTGCGCCTCCGAACCTCTAACGGCAGCCTCAGGTATTGCTCAAGGCTCATAGAGCCCTTTGCGACGTTTCCGGATAAATGGCTGATCCCGAGGTTCGCTTGCCGGTCGTCGTGTTTCCCGCCTCCTGAGCCCTTGGAGGTCTTGTGCTCGAGGGTGGCCTGAAAACGGTCAACCGGCTGCTCACAGAGGCAGCAAACGCCCCTGCAGACCTGCCAAGCGATATTCCAGCGCTCCTGTAGAATCGCCCGGCCTGCCTCGGTGCGCCGTATGACCTCCCGCCCGTCCGGGTATATCCAAACGCCTGGTCGCTTGTCGATCATGCAGCCCTCACCAAGCGCATCATACGGTTCACCCGCTCCGTTGGCTCCTCTTCCCACAACATCGGCGATTCTTTCCATGCCGACCGCGCTTCAATCTCAGCGATGCGCTTCTTCCACCGCTGCGCGAACGTCCGGCCAGGGTGATGGTTGGCTAGTCGCCTCATAGCAGCGCTCACCTGTACAGATGTAGGCTCGTTCTTGCACACCAGGATCATCAACTCCCGTCCCAATTCCGTCATGCGCTCAAACTGGTAGCGTCCAATCCTCTGAATCGTGCGTCTCGATACGCCGTACTGCTTCGCCAGCAATGTAGTAGCTTCCGGTGGTCTGCTCATTTGCCGACCTTCCGGATGCCCTTCAAAGCCACGCCCAACCCACCCACGATGTCGGCCGCCGCCACCTGCTGCTCCATGCACGCTTTGATAGCAGCCTCGCAGCCGCCGATGATCGATCGCAGCTTGGCCTTCTCTTTCACGATGGCGATGTAATCGACAGTGACTAGATGCCTCGGAAGCCCCTCAGTCAGTGATGCCAGGTATGCAACTCCCCCGATCTCCTTGCAGCCATCCTCGCCCAAATGGTTCGATAGCGTCACGATGTCGATAGTGCTCCCCGCGTCTTTCAATTGGTTCATCGCTAAAAATATGCGCCTATGTGAATCAAGAGAGTAATCATCGGGCTTGATCTCTTTTGTCTGATCCAGCGCCGCGTTGTCGAGCATGATAGCGCCGATAATGGTCCGCTCCGCATCCACGCTCGCGGGCAACTCTGAACTCCCGGTCAACTCTCGGAAGCCCGGCGTCTGGTCGATCTCCTCGCGGATCATGCCACGAAAAATGACGTAGAGGGAATCTAGCTTGTCACGGGAACTCGACACTTGCCCCCCCCGGTTTCTTCTTGCGCTCTTTCCAAGACTCTCGCACCGATTCGGCGATGCGCTTTTTATGCACGGCGGAGAGCTTTATCTTCGGATTGCTGCGTGTGAAAATCGGCCTTCCGCCGTTGGCACCTTCCGCTTCGTTGTACCCATTGGCGACAGTGTTGTGGAGTTTAATCATCCTGCGCTCAAGGCGGTTGAGATCCCGCTCGCATGACCGTTCGCCGAGTATTTCCGCCGTGAACGCCTCCCATCCGTAATGGCGCATTTCCCGGTAAAGCAGGCTATCCAGCCGCCCGATCCGCATCTCGGTGCGGTGCTGGCGGAGACGGGACTTTAGTACGCCCCGCGTCTTGCCCACATAACAAAAGCCATTGATCTCATTCCGCAACAGATAGACAATCACGCTTTCGCGGCCTCCTGTGCCTTGCTCTTCGCGTACTTGATGCGGCAATGCCTGTCGAACTGCTCGACCTCGAACGATGGTGGACGGGCAACCTTGAGCAACTTGTTCGGCCAGACTCCAAACTTCTCTTTATATCGGTGAGCAGCCGCGCCCTCAGCCTTCCCGCGCTCACGCACCATCCACAGGAAGCCAGAGTACCAGTCCTGCTTTTCCTGCATCGTATACTCGCGCTTCTTGCCCTTGCGGACAAATCCACGCTTTACCGCCTCGGCGATGGCGTTGTCATAGCCGAACTGACCGCCGAATGTCAGCCCCTTGCTTTCGAGAAACGCCACGGCTGCCCCGATTTCGTGGTCTTTCGGCTGCGTCCCATAAACCACCAACTCGCCCTCTTCGTGCTCGATGCCCGTTGCCTTCACGGGCTGGCCGCAGTTCTTACAGGCTGCCGTGCCTGCCGGGATAAGAGCATGGCAGGCGGCGCACCTGCGGGGCTTCGCCGGCCGCTTCTCGCCTTCGTAGGCTACGCCCTTCTCGTGCGGCTTGTGCGTGTCCAGGTGATCGTGGAATATCTCCCAGAACAAGCCAAGGCCCTGCTCAGTGTTGTTTCCAGCATGATCCAAGCCAATGAGATGCTTTTTCCCTACATGCGTCCTGATTCCACGCCCCCACCGCTGTACCAGGCTGATTTCGCTTTTGGTAGGCGCCGCGTCGATGATGCAGCGCACATCCTCATCCACCCCGGCAATCAAGCATCCGACGGAGGCGATGCCCGCGATCTCCCCGTGGTACATCTTGCGGAACTGTCGCGTCCTTTCCTCGCTCGGTGTCTGCGCGTCGATGTAGCCAAACGGAACTCCAGAGTCAATGAACGCCGCCATCTGCGCTCTGGCGTGGTCCAGGTTCACGCAGAACATGAATGCCTTTTCGCCGGGTCCGAGCTTCTTCCAAGTCTCGACAACGTTCCCGACGATCCTCTGCTGGCGCATCTCCTGTGATGCTGATGCTTCGGTGAACTCGCCTTTCTGCACTGCGATGTTGCCTCGATCGGCAATTTGCTCTGGCACGTAGAGAACAGTTGGCGTCAGTAATTCTTCCTCGATCAACTGCGGAATAGTCGCCGGGATGATGAGCTTCGTCCAGCGCAGCCCCATGCTCTTTACCCAAGGCGTAGCCGTCAGGCCGATGGCGATCTTGTCTTTCCACGGCCCGTCGAGCATTTCGTTCAAGCCCTTGTAGGTTCTGTGAATTTCGTCGAGCATCATAAAATCCACATCAGGCAATGCCCTTTTGATGAGCGTCTGTACGGAAGCAACCTGTACCTGCGCCTCGCGGTCGGTTCTCGCGTGCTGGGCCTGCATCACTCCGATGTCGCGGATGCCCTCAAACTCGAACGCTTTCACGGTCTGGTCGATGAGAGAAATAGCCGGAGCAGTGAAAAGAGGTCTGGTTCCTTTTGACAGCGCCCCACCGATAAGATGAGCCGAAAGCAAAGTTTTTCCAAATCCGCACGGAGCAGCCAGAATGATGCGCTTATGTCCATCCTTGATGGCCTGGCGAATGTCCGCGATGGCTTGAGCCTGCCGTGGACGCAAGGGGCGCAGGCGCAGATTGTTGTAGGGCCGCAACAGCGTCATCTGCTCACTCATTTGCGGAAGCTATCCTGTTCGGTGCAGGTTGCCCAATGCGCGACAGCCTCTGAATCTCCACTGGTCATCGGGTTCATCGGAATCTTCTTCCCGTTCGGGGTTTCCCACCATTCAATGTCGTCGCCGCAGCCACGGCAAACGGCGTCATTGTCAAAGCGGTAGTTTGCCGCCTTCATTTCGTTTAGTGTTTTCGGGAATGCCATCACCCCACCTTTTGCATGACGATACCTTTGTTCTTGATGATCTTCGCGTAGAGCGCATCACAGTAAAGCGAGTTAACCAACTTCTGCGCCGTCTCTGGCGGTATCTCGTGGCTCTCCGACTCGTACCGCACCGGGCCATTCTTTGAGCCGAACACGCAAGCCAACTGCCCCGACCTCCAGCCCACTCCAATCAACCTGCCGGGCTGGTTGCAGGCGATCATGCGCCAAGGATGGGTATAGCACTTCGATTCCTTGCTCCACAGGTAGCCCCGGCGCTCTGCCTCCGCCTTGATGAACTCGCGGCACTCTGGCCCGTACTGCTCAGTGAGGCGCTTGAACTCGGCGAGGTTCTGATTCCAGACCTCGACTGAGGGAATCAGTTCAAGCACCGCCGCCCAGACATCAGTATTGGATTGAGACATGCGACACCAGACCTTTGGCGATGGCCTTGATGACTTCTTCCGCGTTCTCAGCGGTCAGATTGGTATGGTTGAGCAGGCAGGCTTTCGCTTCGTTGTTGATCTTGGCTGAGTGAGCGCGGTTCGCCGCACGTTTCCGTTCCGCCTCTTCCGCCTCTTTGCGCTCACGCTCCGCACGTTCCTGCTCGGTACGAATCGCCGCCTTCTTATCTTCCTCTGCCTTTTTCGCAGCAGCCTCCGCGTCGCGCTTGGCTTTCGCCTCCGCTTCGATCCGCTGCCGCTCGGCCTGCTCCGCGCGCTCTTGCGCAGCTTTGCGCTCACGCTCGATTGCGGCCTCTCTTTCAGCGGCTTCCTTCGCGGCCTTGGTTTCGCGCTCCTGAGCCTCGCGCTCGATGCGCTCCCTTTCCGCTTTCGCCGCGCGCTCTGCCTCAGCCGCAGCGATTCGGGCCTTTTCTTCGGCCTCGGCCTTCGCCTTGGCCGCAGCCGCTTCCTCACGTTCTTTCTGCGCACGCTCGGCAGCTTCCGCCCGCAGACGGGCCAACTCGATCTGTTCGGCGTCGTGGGTTTCCCGCTTCTGGATAGCGTCGCTGATCTTCGCCGTAGCCGTCTTCACCGCCAGTGCCCCACGCGATCCGAATTCCCCCCAGTCGTGGTCTGACGGATATTCACCGACGATCTCCTGTAGGCGCTCTTTCATTTCCTCCAGAGGAAGGCAATGCCACTCTTGAAGAGTCTGAGTACCTACGAGGTCGAGATCGGCAATCGCAGCCTCGTGCTTGGCGATGCGCTCTTTATCCCGGTTCTCCCACTCAGTCAGCGGCTGGCGCACTTCCTTTTGAAGCGCCTCCAGTTCGTCCCAAATCCGCGCCCCTTCAGCGTCAATCACCTTGAGTTCTTTCTTGCGATCTGCGACCAATTCCAGGCGCATTTTGTCGGTCGCGGTCTTAGTGCGGGCGATCTTGTAGGCGAGCGCCGCGAGAGCATCCCGGTTTTCTTTGGTTGAAATATCGAGCGCGGCTGCTTCTGCGCGGGCCTTGGCTTTGATCTCTGCGATCACTTCGTCAGCTTTGCCGGGAGCAAAGAGAATAACCCCTGTCATCGTGGGCGGAATTACCATCAAACTTGTGTCTGCCATTGTGCTGTCCTCTCGCTTAGTTGTTCGGCATGATCTTCCATTGAGTAGGCGGCAAGCCGCGCTTGGCTATCGCCTCTTCAATCTGAGCGTTGAGCACCTGAGCTTTGTCCTCGATCTCTGCGATCGTTTGCGCCCAATCGGAACGCCAGAAACGGGGAGCCTTGACGAGCTTAATTGCATCTGGAGCGTAAGGCTGGAAAGTAGAGCAGTCCCACCAATCCCGCTCGGGATAGCAGATAAGCCCCGAGAGACACTGACCTTTGTACTCTTCGGCCAGCGTCTCGGGATTGTCAGCGTAGGCCAGGTGAACCATCTCAGTCGGGCACTTTAACTCAGTGCCACCCTTGTCGCCCACCAGGCCATCCGGGCTGCAACCGAACCAATCCCAGAGAGGATGCAGAACAAAGCCGACCAACTCTACGGGCATCTGCACTTCCGCCTCGTAGATCATGCGAGCGAAAGGCTCTCTGTCGCTGCCGTCCTTCATGTACTGCGTGGTGACGTTGTTCACCGCTCTGCCGTAGATGCGCTCCACGATGAGTTTCTGGCGGTACTCAGCGTACTCAAGAGCTTCCGTGCCGGCTGGACAGACTACGCCCTTGCGGGTGGACTGGCGGGTGGTCGGAGGAGCCAAGAGAGCGTCGATGTTCGAGCCTGTGATGCGTCCGACTCTCGCGGCGGTCCAGAGGTCGTCGCCTTGCGTGCATTCGATGATTCTGCTCATTTTGCCCTCTTGAACGCTTTCAGGCGTTCGTCGCGTGCTTCGGTGAAAAGCGTCATTGAGCGATAATCGGGCGGCGTCAGTTTCTTTGCCGCGTCAAGAGCTTTGGACCACTCAACCATTACGTCGGCTGGGCTCTCTGCCTGGTTGATAGCGTCGATAAATCCACCCCCCTCTTCCTGTGTGATGCCGGGAGGGTTGCCGTCATTGTCCACACCCTTCGGAACGATGCCACACGAAGCCAAGAACGTGTACCGTTCGAGGTAGGAGTTTGCAGAGCCAACGCCCTGAATTGGATTTTTACCACCACTGGTATCTGACGGTCCGGCGAGTGTTGCCCCTTCTTCCTCGTACCCCAGGTGGTGCTTGAGGAAGCAGGTAACTCGAACCCGGCCGTCCGGCAAATCTGTTGACTTCCAGCGGTGTGTGATCCCCACCTTAAGGAGTGCAGGAATCAGCAAATCACAGGCTTTGTCTAATTCAACGTGCCAGTAGCTTGTTGCGGGCTTGTTGGAATCCTTGCTGGGGAACGATACATGTTTGGTCTTGAGGATCGTCGGCGCATCGTCCTTGAACGTCTTAAACGCTTTCGCAAACTCTACTCGTGCCTCACGGTCCAGTTTCTCCCACTCGAAGCGTTCCCGGTTTTGCAGAAACTCTTCGCGCTTGGTTTCAAGCTCGACAACCTGCCTCGCAATCTCGATAGCCGCCTGTGGATCGGTAACATTGCGGGAGAGCCTGTCAAGCAACTCCATGCCGCTCGGGGCGCGTTGGATGGCTGTGTCAGTCATTTATTTGCCCTCGAACAGCGGAAGATCAGACCAGCCAAGAGCCGAGAGAGCCGCCTCAAGTTCTTTCACTTCCTGAGCAGCCTTGTCACGGACAGCCATAGCTTTGTTGCGCTGGATGACCAGGTGGTTGATGCCGATGGCGATATGCCGGGGCCGCTTGGGAACGATGGGCGTCCCGTGCGGCGCGTGAAGCGTTTCTACTGTCTCATTCTTTGCCATGTTTTTCTCCAATCAAAGTTGAATCCCGCCGTCTGCTGGTATCCGGGGACTGTATGCCAATCGGCCAGCCTGCAACACCTTAGCCTGTGGACGGCGGGAAACTTGTTACTAAACTGATTCAGGCTCTGCGGAGTCGTCGGCGCAAAGGTCGGCGGCGATCTGACTCGCCTGCGCATCGAGATAGTTCTGCGCGTGCTGGACCTTTGACCGCGCCCAAAACGGGACGTCATTGCGGAATGCCACGGCCATTGCGTTCTTCGCTTCCATCAGCACCCTGATTTCTTCCATCGGCTCCATCGGCGTCTCCTTTGCTGACGAAGATAACGATAAGCCCGCGAAATATATTTGTCAAGCCCCTTGACACGATTTATTTTGAGGCGCATTATTCCAGTATGCCAGTCAAGGCGTTGACCAAAGCGCAATTCCGAAAGTATCTAGCCAGGCGACACTCTAAGGAGTCGTTCAAGGCTATTGCCGACGATCTGGGAGTGACGCGGCAGGCTGTGGAGCAGTGGCACAATGGTGACAATCAGCCATCTAAGCTAGTGCTGCTGGTCGTTGCCATGCACATACAGATCGAGAAGCGCGTCAAGTGAGCGGCGGCAAAGGGAGAGGATATGAGCGAGAACGTGGTTCCTGTCCATCAATGGACAAATGGCGGCGATGAAGTTCTGGTCGTGCGCTTTGTGTCGAAGGACGGCAAGTCTTACGGCGGATTTCAGCACCCGATGAATGTAGGCGAAACCGTTACTGCTCCTGATTGGAGCGACGACATGAGATGTGGCGGAGGAATTCACGGCTGGCCGTGGGCTATCGGTTTGGGCGAAGGAAAAGAGTGCGATTGGTCGGCGTTGTGGCAAGTCTACGGCGTTGCTGCAAAAGACATCGTGGGCGGGGAAGGCAATCTGCGAGGAAAAGCTAAGTTCCGCACTGGCGTCTTGCGCTTCACTGGCTCGTGGAATGAGGCTACTGATTTCGTTTTAGCGGGACAGATGGCATGGGTTCACCACGCCGCGAGTGGCGCAGCCTCAGCAACGGGCGAGAGTGGCGCAGCCTCAGCAACGGGCGAGAGTGGCGCAGCCTCAGCAACGGGCGAGAGGGGCGCAGCCTC